TCTTGCGTGCGGCTGAGCCAGCCGGTCACGAACCGCCGCCACGCTTTGCGTTTGGCCTTGGTGGGGTTGCCGCGGAGCCACTGATCGGCTCGGGCCAGCTCCTGGGCGATGTCGCAGGCCGGGTAGGCAATCCGCCACGCTTCGCGGTCGCTGTCAGTGATGCCCTGCCAGCCTTCGGAAGAATCCCAGCAGATAGCGTCTGCCGTCGCTGAGCGGCCCGCGTCAGCGGGGCGGCTCTGCGATTCACTAGGTGCAAGGTGTGAGGTACTAGGTACTAGGTATAAGGACGGTTTAGTACCTTGCTCCTCACTTACTTGCCGTGAATTTTCACGGCTTGTCACTGACTTGCAATTATTTTTCACGGCTGTCGCCACCTCTGGGGGGTGCGGGCAGCTTGTTTTTTCGCTCGGGTGAGGGTGCTGATGCGTCAAAAACGTCGGGATTTCTAGGTATTTCTGCCCGTCCACCTCGTAGAGCCGAATAAAGCCACGGGCTGCAAGCTGGTCGAGCATCCCGGCAACGTCGAAGTTGTCGTAGGGGAAAAGCTCGGCCCTGATCCGCTTCGGGCGGTACTCCAGGCGGCCCTCCCGGTCTGCCAGCGTCCACAGGCCAGCGAACAGCAGGCGGACCACCGGATCGCACTCGGCTAGGTCTTCGTTTTTGAAGAAAGCCGGTTTGAGGTTTCGCGTGCGTGCCATCAGCTAGCCTCCTCTTCGCGGTACAAATAGTCCAAAACCAAGTCGCGGAAATGCGACCAGCAGGTGCATCGTTTTGCCATCTACCATTCCTCCATGCTTCTCAGCTCACTCTGCGGCACCCACCACGCCAGCCGGTCGCTCCGCTGGCTGGCCCGTCGCCACTCCTGCCGCCTGGCCTCGGTGCCGACGATCCAGCCCGCCAGCCTCACGCTGTCGTCTCCGATGATCGCCAGCACATAGCGGCGGTCTGGCTGATCGTTGTCCCGCACGATCAGATGCCCGTCGCTGTGCCTGGTGCTGCGGACCTCGACATTGCCCAGGCAGTCGGGCACCCGGTGGTAGGTGTTCACGCTTGGCACGAAAAACCGGCCGCTCCACTTCGCCACGGCCATCTCGCCCGCGGCCCCGGTGATTTCCTCTGTGACTCGCTCCACCATGCTGCGGCGGTAGGTCGTCGCAGCGTCCAGCCGCTGGGCAGCGGATGCCACGATCCGCAGCCAGGCCGCGTCTACGATTGCCGACCACTCAGGTAGCGTCAGGGTTATTTGTGCCATCCTTGGCCTCCCGTAGTCGGTCAATCTCTTTGAGTGCTCGCAGCAACCAGGCCGCTAGCGTGCCGCTGGTGCCGGTCCAGCAGTTGGCCGAGCCGTATCGGCGTGCGAGCTGCTCGGCCTCTTGGCGTTCTGCGGGTGTCACGCGTCTGCCCCATCGAAAATCTGCCATTCCTTCCGACGCCTTCGCATCAGCTCCGTATATTTCTGATAGGCAGAAGTTTTTGTTGGAGAGAACCCAAGCCATCGGCACCAGTAGTCGTTTCGCAAAATCGACTTAGCGACCTTCCGCCAGCTAGGAGCCTTGCCCATCGTCTCAAGTTTTTTGTCTGCCTCGTGCGGTATGTCTTCGGGGTATCCGCGTTCTTTCCACCACCTCAGGTACACGGCAATCTTGTTGCGGTAGTGCTCGCCTGTTTTCGGCGGCATCGACCGCAACAAAAACATCACGTAAGACTTCCATGTATGCCCGGCCGGGCAAGTGATGTCTCGGTTGCCGAGCACGTTGCCTCGTTCATTCCCGTACAATGCGCCTGTGTTTGCACCTGCCACGCGATAAACCAGCTTTGACCACATCTCAGGCTCAACTACTTGGTAAAGCCACAGGCTTTGACGCTGAGTGTCCCCAAAGGGCTCGCAGATTCGCATCTGATGAATCGTCATGCCCGCTTGGTGCATCCGGTCATACAGCGGGTTGTAAAACTTCCCGGTCTTTCCCGCGTATGCCCAGATGTCTTCTGTTTGCCAATCGTAAATCGGGTATACGTTCCAACAGTCATCGACAACGCGGGTTGTGAACGGCCGCCCGTCCGCCATTTCTTTTCGCCTCGCAACGGTGCGAAACCTGTTGAGGCTCTCTTGTGTGCGGATGCCGACGAAACAGGCGGTCTTTTCACCACGACCGTACCACTGCGCAAACAACGGCACGAATTCCTCGAACATCATGTTGGGCAGATAGAAGTCGAAAAACTTTCCATCCTTGATTGAAATATCCTCTTTCTCGCGAACCCACTGCTTGCCTTCCTCCCAAGCGATCCATTCCGGCTCATGCTGGCTGCATCCGTTCCACGTTGTCATAGGAACGGCAACCCAGTACGGATCAATATGGTCAGCGTACTCGTCAAACATCCGACGAGCGTGCCTGATTGTCATAGAAAACTGGCACTCCCAATCAATGAAAAGAACACCAATCTTTTTGTCGCGATTGCGGGCCTCATCCATGATTAAGTGCATCATCGCGGTCGAGTCCTTGCCCGCACTGAAAGAGCAATACACTCTTTCAAACGTGTCGAAGGTCCACGCTATTCGTTGCCGCGCAGCCTCAAGCACGTTAATACCAAGAGGTTTCTTAGGCATTGTGTAACTCCATAACTGTGAAATTCTTGGTTCTGCGAACCACCTTAAATCCTGCTTTGCGAAACACGCCAACGCTTGCGGCTGTGCATGTCGCACGCAATGGGCCATCGAATGATGCGATAGCCGTGGCAAGAAGCTTGCTAAGAACGCCGAGATTGCGGTGCTCTTCTGTGACGTAGCAATCCGAGACAACGCGACCGCGAACAGACAGCCACCCAACCATCACATCACCAGAAAAAGCAGCGAGCCAAACCTTGTCCGCATCGTCATAAGCCGGTATGCCTACTTGCTTGGCAATCGCACGGCTGCCAAACACAGGGCCGAAAAGGCCGTAGAACCGCTTGTTTTTGCGATCGAGACTTTCAATCCGAATGGGGTCAATCATGGAACAGTTCCTTTTGCGGGTTGCGGCGAGTGCGATACCGCCACTCGTCAATCACTTGGTCCGCAACCCGATTCGCCGCCGCACGCTCCGCGTCATCTAGGTTGCCCCAGGCCGAGCGGGTCAGCGCTTCCGGCACACCAGCGACATAGCAGCAAGCCGCCTGCCCTAGCCATGCTCGGTTATTAGGCAGTTCATGAAGGTTTGCTTCTGCAGCAAGCCGCCACTCGGTAGTGACTGACCGCATTGCAGCCACTAGCCGGTGCTGGTCTGCCAGCAAGGCCACGGCGGCTTTAGTCAGATGCTCACGGTCGGATGAGCTGGCGTCGCCGTACATCCCTGCCTTGTAATCTTCCCATTCGGTGTATGGGCGGAAGTCAGGTTTCATCTAGCATTTCCTCCATTCGGTCGGCTTCCCACGCCTCGGAAAACTCCTTGTCTGCAAACATCTCGGCAAGCCCGCTGACCTGCGTTAATCGCAGCACCTCGTCTGGGTCCATGCCAAGCTCTTTGCCGATCTTCTCGTCAGACCATCGACGACGTTTCAGTTCGATGACAATCTCTGACATGGCATCGACGCGATGCTTCCCCCGAGCCCTGTTGTGCCGGATCGTGGCGGCCATTCGGTCGCCTTTGTCTTCCCGCTCAGCGTTGATCGTGACGACCGGCAAATATCCGTGAACGCGAGCGCGGACGCTTTTCGATTCTTTCCCGACTCGATGCCGGTGAAATCCATCAACCACTTCCCTTGCGTCGTCTCTTTGCCAAGAAACTATTGGTTGCGTGTATCCGTCCGCATCAATAGACCGCTCCAGCAATTTCATTTCTGGCGGCGCAACGCTGTTTGGGTTGTAGTCGTTAGCCGCAACCGTTTCGGCAGGCACCCACGTCACACAGTCCACCGGCTCTGCCGCAAATGGCCCTGCCTTGTGAAGCATCGCTCTGGCTTCGTTAAGGAAGCTGACCTGATCTTCCAAGTCCATTTGCCTAAGCTCATCGCACAAAGAGGCGAGCTTGTTTGCAGCACGTTTTTTCATTGATCCTGTCTCCAAGCAAAGTTGTTGCACTTGACACCTCCTTGTAATTGTGTTGGCCCTGTAACGCTGGGCAAGCGGCAGCGTCACCGATTGCAAGGGAGACGTCATCGGCCGCTGCTGCGGGTGTTACTAGCCACCGCCCGCTGGGCTCCCCTGTCCGCGTGGCTTCAGCTGCGGCCGCTGGGGTGCGGTTGGTCATCCGTCGCTCTCAGCCGGTGCCCGGTGGTCGGCCGGGCGTGTCCGCATCGCTGCCGCGGCCTCTGCCGCAGCTGCCTTTTGTGCTCGGTACTCGGCGGTCGATTCCCAGAGGCGGCAATACTTCTGGGCGTCCTCCAGTGCGTAGCGAAGCTGCCTGTCGATGGTCTCTAGGGCCGTCACCGCTTCCCAATCGTGGCAACCTCTGGCCTCGTTGTAGACGCGGACGAAGCCGGGCTCGGTGTAGGTAATCCCGTTCATGCTGGCACCTCCTCACCGATCAACATCTCGGCTTTGTGAAACAGCAGCTTCTTGATCTCGTCGGCCTGCTCCTCGGTCCACTCGCCAGCCTCGGCCAGCTCGATTGCCCTGGCCCTGATGCGGTCGCAGTCAGCGATGGTCTTTGCGTTGCTGACCGCCAGGCGGGCACGGGCAAGAGGATCGGTCTCCTCCAGCGGCCGCGGCGTCGGGTCTTCACGATCAAACTTTGGCCGCACCTCGACCGGCGGCCGTGGCTCGCTCCTGACGGGCTCGACGTGCGTGTAGTCTTGGGCCTCTTCGGCGGTCACCAGGCCGCGGAGAACGTCAGGAAAAGCGTCACGCAGTGCGAAGCCTCGGGCTCGCATCTGGAGCATCCGCTTCGGGTACTGCTGCCACGGGCCAGACTTGCCCCACAGCCCCGCTTTCTTGGCGTCGGCAACGCTAAACGTGCTGACGGTCGGCTGCGGATCGCCGCGGCGTTTCGCCTCGCAGACTGCGGCCATCTGGTCGCCGTCGCCCTCGATCCGCTCGCTGATGTACTCGCAGACCGGCGAGCCCTTGGCGAGTGCAATGGCGGCATCGCCATAGATCGACGGGCGACCGTTGACCACTGCGATGCTCTGAACGCTCTGCATCGGGCCGAGGCCCAACTCTGCACCGTGCTGGACGGCCAGAACGCAGTCGGCAGGCTTGCCGCGGAAGTCCTTCGGGACGAAGCTCGACTCGGCAAGCATCTTGCCGAACGTCATCGCCTCGCTGATCGTCTGAAGTGCCAGCCCCCGCGGCTGCGTTGTTGAAAGTGCTGTTGTCATCTGATTCCTTTCGATTTCTGAAAAGTGAAAAAAGTCCCGGCCGCTGGGCCTCCTGCCCTAGCCGGGCGTGTCATCCTTGACGCAGCGGCTCCGCCGCTGGCCTCCTAACTTGCGCGATTCTTTGGCCGATCCATCGCATGACCGGCACCGCCATTGAGTTGCCGAGCGCCTTGTATCGCGGACTGTCTGCGGCTGGCTTGTTGCGGTAGGTGACGAGCGTGTAGTCGTCGGGAAAGCCTTGGAGCCGCTCACACTCTCGGGGCGTCAGGCGGCGGACAGCCATTGCTGACAGCACGCCTTCCATGCGGCGACTGCCTTTGTTTGCGTCAAGAGTGGCGTGGACTGAGCCAGTGCGGCATCCGCTCTGGGATTCCTTGAACGCCACCGCCTGCGTACAGCAGCCCTGCTTGGAGCCGCAGCCCATTGAATGCGTCGAACCGTCGGTGCTGCTGATCGGGTCTTGAACGGGGTGAAAGCCTACGATGCCGCCTTGCTGCCCCTTGTCGCAGTTGAGCGTCCCGGCGTGGTCAATGCAGTGCTCGCTGTTTGATTGGTCGCCGCCGCGCCATACGAGCGTGTCGGCATCGTCTGCTGTTCTGCCGGGCCCATTTGCGCCGCCGCCGTTAGAGCAGCCAGCAATTGTGCCGGTAGCTTCTTCCCCCGCCGCTCCGCGCGTCGGAGGATTCCCGAACACGCTTTCGCGCTCAAAAAGTACCGCTGCGGCACGTCGCCAGTCTCCAAGGTGGCCGACAACAAACACACGGCGACGTCGCTGGGCGACTCCAAACCATTGAGCGTCAAGAACTCGGTAGGCGAACCCATACCCGAGTTTTGCCAACGCTCCGAGGAAGGTTCCAAAATCCCGTCCTTTGCCGCTACTAAGCACGCCTGGCACGTTTTCCCAAACGATCCACTCGGGCTGCATGACAGCAGCAAGCTGTATGAATCGGAGGGCCAGGTTTCCACGCGGGTCTGCCAATCCTCTTCGCAGGCCAGCGACTGAGAATGATTGGCAAGGTGTGCCTCCGACAAGAAGTTCAACTGCCGCATCAAGCATTACCTCCGTGATCGCCGTCATGTCCCCGAGATTGCGAAATCCGTAGTGGTGCTCGACAACCGCAGCCGGGAACGGCTCAATCTCGCTGGTCCATTGGCAAGCCCATCCAAGCGGCTCCCATGCCACATGAGCCGCCCCGATGCCGTCGCAGACGCTTGCGTAGTTCATCAGTGCCGCTCCTCAGAAATAAGCCAGCTCTGAATCGCTGGCGAAGCGGTGAACCGGCTCGCTGCCGGGAACCTTGATCTTGATGTGGTAGCTGCCGCTCAGCTGGTCGAGCACCTCCACCACAACGCCGCGGGCCTCCTCGTCGGTGGTCGCTGAGCGGTAGGTCACTCGCTCGCCTACCGCGAAGCCGCTGGGCGGGCCGTAGCTGCTGCCGTAGGTCTCATTCATGCCGCTGATAGCAGCGGCGGCCTCGTTGTCTCCGGGTTGCCATGTCATTGGGG